CATCAGGCTGACCGAATTCGCCGCGGCTTCTTCCAACGCGACGGTTCCTCAAACCGCTCGGGGTGGAACGTCACGCGAAACGGATCATCAGCGGGATAGCCACACCGGCCCGCCAGCCGTTTCGACATTCGCCGTGCCCAGCATTTCTGGCAGCCCTCACTGATCGGCGTGCAGCCCGAGGTCGGGTTCCAGGTTTCGTCACACCATTCGATTTTAGTTGGCATTATTCATCACCTTTCCTTTTAGTAATCCAGACCTAGAATTGCCCGAGCTTGTACCTTTTCCTCCGCACCAGGACCAACAAGATCGGGCCACCCCGCCTCGCTCCACAATCGGTACACTTCGGCAGCCCACTCTATACGGGCTTGTGGGTCGTCAGGGTCTCTGCACGCCACGCCAAAACCATTGTCGCCGTAGTTATAAGCCATCACGCACCGCCTTTCGTTTCGGACTCGGCAAGCTGCCGTTGTAGTTGTAAGAACTCCAGTTTCAACGCATCCGCTTCATCTGGGTTTAGCCGATAATACCAATCCGCCTGCACCAGTTTGCGTAGGGCACACACTAGATGCTCACTCGCACCTGGCGGGGCAGATCGAGGGGCTCCACGCAGGTCGTACTCGGCTTCCAACTGCCGTTGCAACTCGATCTCCCTCCCTGTTGGCGAGTTCATCCGGTGGAACGCATCCCGTGCGTCCTGGGCCAGTTTGGTCAGGGCGGCGTTTTCGGATCGCAGTCGCTCGATCTCGGCAATGGCCTCTTCCAATTCGTCGGTAAGATCGACTTGCATTTCAGGCGGGCCGTCTTGGCTTTTTCGGGACCGCTCCGCCGCGCATCGTAAATACTCCAGATCAAACATCACTCACCTCCCGGCCTCACGGCCTTGCATGAACTCTTGAATAAACCCGGCCGCTACTTGTAGCACGCCTCGACGCATGCCTTGATCCAACCCACTGCGGCACGGTACTCGGCGAGATACCTTGCATTGTTCGCGTGCTGTTGTTCAATCTTTGCAGCGAAATCATCCAGTGTTCCGCGAAAACAACCGCACTGAATCTGAACCTCGTCGGCCAAGATAATCGCCGTCGTCATGCGGCGAGCAGATCCGATGCCAGCGAGTTGGATGATGTTTAGAATTAATTTTCCGTTTATGCTTGCGCCGGAGAGGTCTGCGTCGGAGAG